TGCTTACGAAGATATGACCGATACAATGATATTTGGAAATAATACAGTACAAGATTATGATGTTGTTTTAAGATATGATTTTTCTGTGCCTAATACTACAGGACATTATGGGGCTGATCTTAAAGAGCCTAGTCTAATTGTAAATTATACTTATGTTCCTGATATTAATGAAACTGTAGAACAAGAATTAATAAATTTATTTACTGATTTTGAACCAGAAGAAAATATTAAAATTGAAGAAGAATTTACATTTGAAATTAAAGAAGAACCTAAAATAGAAGAAATATTTGAAGTAGAAGAATCTATTCAGATTGTATCTATGCCAGAAAAAGAATTAGAAATCATAGAGGAAAAACCAGAGGTTATGGAAGAAACTATGATTGAGGAAAAGCCAGAAGAAGAAATAATTACCGAAGAAATTATGGAAGAAGCTAAAGAGGAAATGACAGCAGAGATAATTGAAGAAATGCCTGAAGAAGCTGTTGAGGAAAAAGAAGAAGAAATACAAGAGGAAGAAATGGTCGAAGAATCTACTGAAGAAGCACCTGAAAAAGAGATTAAAACAAAAGTAGCAAAGAAGAAAACAAAGAAACCTAAAATAGACAAGATTATGGCAAAAGTAGATGAACAGATAAAAGATAATGCCAAGAATTTACAGATTAAAAATATCATAAAATTAGATGCTATGCAGAATGACCAAGCATCATTATCTGTTTATAATAATAACGAATTTTACAAGCCTAAAGATATTTATTTGAATCAGATCGAGATATTTGATAATAGGTCTATATATACTAATGTTGATTTGGTAGAATATACTGCTAATGATATAATGGAGATTAAGATTAAAAAATTAAACGAAATAAAGTATAACAAAAGAATATTACTTTTAGAATTACAGGAGTTAAAAAATGATTAAAAAAATACAAGATAATCTTACAAACATAGTTGTAATATTAGGTCTTATAGCATCTATTGGTGCTGGATTTACAAAGTTTGCTAAGATGGAATCTACAATAGAACAATTATCAAATGCAACTGCACCTGATTTATCAGGAATAGAAACAAATGGATTTGCAATAATAGATCAAGATAAAGAGATTGCTATAATGCAAAAAGAAATTGAAGTATTAAAACTAGAAATATTAGAGATTAAAGAAAACAATAAAAACCCACTTCAATAATGCACTATATATTAGCCTTTAGTATCTGCTCTGCAATTACAGGCTTTTGTAATACTACTATGACCATAGATCATCAATTTAATAAATGGTCTGAATGTGTTATAGCTGGAAGTCAATTAACTATTGAATATGCACAAAAACAGGAAGAAAAAATAAATAAGGATAAACTCTATATCACTTATTTCTGTAATGAAAATATCTCTGACAAAACCCCAACTTAAAGTATCATCTAGTCAAGCAAGGTTTAGAGTTCTTATAAGTGGTCGAAGATTTGGTAAAACTTATCTATGTATTACCGAGATGATGAAGTACGCAACAAAGCCTAAACAAAAGATATGGTATGTTGCACCTACCTTTAAGATGGCTAAAGAAATCGTATGGGCTAATCTAAAAGAAATGCTTAATCAGTTTAACTGGATAGAAGATATAAACGAAACAAGCATGACTATCACAATAAGACAATCCAATAGTACAATCTCATTAAAGGGTGCTGATAATTATGACTCATTAAGAGGTAGTGGATTAGACTTTTTAATTTTAGATGAGTTTGCTGACATAGATAAACGAGCATGGTTTGAAGTATTACGTGCTTCTGTTGCTGATACTTTAGGGAAAGTTCTTATGTGTGGTACACCAAAAGGCTATGGTAACTGGTCTTATGAAATGTATTTAAAAGGGAAGCAAGATAATGAATGGGATAGCTACCAATATACTACTATTGAGGGTGGTATGGTGTCAGCAGATGAAATAGAACAGGCTAAACAAGATATTGATATTAGAACTTTTAGACAAGAGTTTGAGGGTACATTTGAGAATTATGCTGGTTCTGTTTATTATAATTTCCACCCTGTTGAGAATGTAGTTAAAAAAAAGATTGATTGGGAGAAACCTTTACATATTGGTATGGACTTTAACGTAGACCCAATGTCAGCTTGTGTTGCACAATTAGAGAAAGATAAAATATACTTTCTTGATGAAGTTATTATTTATGGAAGTAATACAGATGAAATGGTGCAAGAATTAAGAGATAGATATGGCACAAAGATTCCAATAATCATATATCCTGACCCAGCTTCTAAACAAAGAAAAACTTCTGCTGGTGGTAGAACTGATTTAAGCATATTACAGAATGCTGGTTTTAAAGTTAAAGTTAAACATAAACACCCAGCTATTAGAGATAGGGTCAATGCTGTGAATAGTAAGCTAAAAGATTCTAATGGAGAAAGACATATTTTTGTTTCACATTCTTGCAAAACATTGATAAAAGGTTTACAAAGACAAATATACAAGGAGAATACAAATATTCCTGATAAGGAAGATGGCTTCGATCATATGAATGACGCACTTGGTTATATGATTGATTATTTAAAGCCATTAACTACTCAGACAAGATTTAACCCTCCTACAAGATGGACAATGAAATAAATTATGGCATACACTAGAGATCAAGCAATCGAAACCCACAAAGATTACGCAGAAACAATTAATAATTGGGAATACTATATTCGATCTTATAATGGTGGTTATGATTATATGACAGGCCAATATCTATCGAGATATAATTTAGAATTAGATAACGAGTTCAATCAAAGACTTGCAAACACTCCATGCGATAACCATTGTAAAAACATCATTCAAATATACTCATCATTTTTATTTAGAGTTAGACCAAGTAGAGATTTTGGTTCTTTACAAGATGAAGCTAGTTTAGAATCATTCTTAAAAGATGCAGACCTAGAGGGTAACAATTTAAACGCAGTAATTAAACAAGCACAAAACTATGCTTCAATCTATGGTCAATGTTTTATGATTTTAGATAAGCCTAATGTTCAAACTAATACAGCAGCAGAAGAATTAGACCAAGACATCAGACCTTACTTATCAATCGTTACTTCTGAAAATGTTTTAGATTGGAACTATGTTAGACAACCTAATGGTAAATACGAACTAAACTATTTAAAGATTAGAGAAGAAGTTGATAGAGAGGGTGGTACTTACATGAGAGTTTGGTACTTAGATAGAATTGATACTTTGTATATGCCAGAAAGAGAAGAACCTAAATTAGTAGATAGTGTTCCTAATACCATTGGCAAAATACCAGCAGTTATTTTATATAATTCTAAATCACACAAAAGAGGAATTGGTCAATCAGATTTAACTGATATAGCTGATCTACAAAAATCTATTTACAATGAATACTCTGAAATGGAACAATTAATCAGATTAACAAACCACCCATCATTAGTTAAGACTCCAAGTGTAAATGCTAGTGCTGGTGCTGGTGCAGTTATAGAAATGCCTGATGAATTAGAGCCAAACTTAAAACCTTATTTATTACAACCATCAGGTTCTAGCTTACAATCAATAATGGATTCAATTAACAACAAAGTTGAATCTATAAATAGAATTGCACACACAGGTGCTATTAGAACTACAAAGACAGGGATTAGTTCAGGTGTTGCATTACAAACTGAATTTGAATTACTTAATGCTAGACTATCTGAAAAAGCTGACAACTTACAAATCGCAGAAGAACAATTATTTAATCTATATGCTATGTTCCAAAACACTAAATTTGATGGCGAGATTAATTACCCAGATTCATTTAACATTAGAGATTACGCAACTGATCTTATGTTCTACCAACAAGCAAAAGCAATCAATGTTCAATCTCCTACATTAATGAAAGAGATAGATAAAGAAATAGCTAGAGCAGTAGTTGATGATGATGAAAAACTAAATGATATATTTGATGAGATAGATAGTAATTCAGAAGTTGGAGAATTTACACAAGACGAAGTAGTAGAAGAAGATCAAGAAGTAGAAGAAGAACAAATTTAATGAATGTCAGATATAATCAAAGATGCAACTGAATATCGTATTAAGCAAATAGAACTTGCAGAAGCTAAATATTACGAAACCTTAATTAAAACATTAGACAAGATAGAAGCAGAAGTAGTTTCACTTGCTGGAAGATTACCTACAACAGATGGCAAGTTAATAGAACTACAATCAGCTATTGCTATCAGGCCACAGATAAAAGCTATTCTTGAAAGAGAATATTTAGCATGGTCAGATACAGTTGTTAGAGAGGGTTTTAATAAACAAGCTAAAAGAATTGAAAAAGCATTTAAACGTATTGGTAATATACCTATTGAGTTTCAAGAATTAACCAAAGGCGATAAAGCACTAATCCAAAATTTAAAACAACAATACTTCACACAGTTTAAAGACGTATCAAATACATTTACAAGAAAGTTATCAGAAAAGGTTTATCAAAATACATTAGTTGGTTCAGATTTTACAGTATTAGAAAAAGAACTTAGACAAACTATTAATGGAATATATGCTAGTTCTGATGACCCTGAAATTCAAAGATTAGTAACTTATATTAAAAGAAATCAAAATTCAGACAATGCTACAATTCAAGCTAAAGTTGATAAGTCTGTTCAAACATTACAATCTAAATTTGCTAGAGATCGTGCTGGAGAGAACATGAAACGATATGCTGGACAGATTTTAAATGATTCTTTAAGAGATTTTGACGCAACCTTAAACCTTAACAAGTCGCAAGATGCTGGTTTAACTTATGTCAAATACTATGGAGATGTAATTCCAACAACTAGAGAGATTTGCAGAAATGTAATTAATGGAGTATATAACAAACGACAAGGTGGACTTTTTACCATTGATGAAGTGAACGCACTTTGGAATAGTAGAAGTTGGAAGGGTAAGAAGTCTGGTAATCCTCTAATAGTTCGTGGGGGTTATAATTGCAGACACCAATGGAGTTATGTCAATCCTGATTGGTATGACGAAGCTGGAGAACTAATAATATAAACAAACAAGGAGTCTTACATGACGCAAGAAAACGAGGTTGTTCAACCGATAACTGAACAAGAAGAAAACAATACTGAAGTAAAAACAGAAACACAAACAGCACAAACATCACAAGAAGTAAAAGAGATGAAATTTACTCAAGAACAACTTGATAAAGTTATCTCATCAAGACTTGAAGCTGAAAGAAGAAAATACGAAAAGAAACTTCAAGAAGAAGAAAATCAAAAAGCTGAAATTCTAAAACAAAAACAATTAGAAGAAGCTAAAACTAAACAAGACCTTGAAAAGATTATGCAAGATAGATTATCTGAAAAGGAACAAGAATTAAATAGATACAAAAACCAAATCAAAAAAGAAAAAGTTGATAATTCTATTTTATCTGTTGCTTCTTCAAACAAAGCTATTAGTCCAGCACAAGTAGTTGCTTTATTAAAAGATGAAGTAAAATATAATGATGATGGAAGAATAGAAGTAGTTGATAATAATTCTAATGTACGATATAACGCAAAAGGAGAACTTTTGACAATCGAAGATAGAGTAAAAGAGTTCTTAGATAGCAACCCACATTTCCGTCAAGGGTCGTTGTCTGGTTCAGGAAGCCAGAGTGCTATCGGTGGTAAAACTGTAAAACCCTTTAATCTACAGGACTTGGACTTAACAAAGCCAGAAGATCGTAAAGCCTATCAAGAATATAGGAAGAAACGAGATTCAGGTGCTGTTGAGATTAACTTAAACAAATAATAATAATAGGATAATATCATGGCTAACGAAAGCACAAGTTCTACACTATCGGAACTATACACAGAGATAGTAGCAGAAGCTCAATTTGTAGCATCTGAAAAATCCATTATGAGAAACTTAGTTAAAAACTATGCGATCTCTGGTGGTGGAAAAGCAGTAGAAGTTCCTGTCTATGCAGCAGTAAGTGCAGCAGCAGTAGCTGAAGCAACTGATCTAGCAAACACAGCAATCAACCCAAGTTCAGTAACTATTACAGCTTCTGAAGTTGGTGTTATGACTACTCTAACTGATTTAGCAAGAAACTCTGCACCAAGAAATGTTGCAGCAGATGTTGGTAAATTATTTGGGGAAGCACTAGCAAGAAAACAAGACTTAGATTTAACAGCTTTGTTTAATGGCTTTAGTGTTGAATTAGGAGATGGTTCTACAGCGATAACTCCAGCAGTATTATTTAATGCTCTTTCAACTTTGAAAGAAAACGCATTACCTACTGATGGTTGTCAAGTTGTACTACACCCTAAAATTGCTTATGACCTTAAATCTGGCTTTACTAATACTTTTGCTGGTTTAGATACTGAATTATCTAACGAAGCACTAAGATCAGGACACATTGGTAAAATAGCTGGTATGAACGTATTTGAAACTTCAAATATGGCAAATACTGGTACTGCTGGTGATTATAAAGGTGGTGCGTTCCATAAAGATGCACTAGCAATTGCAATGATGCAAGATGTTAAAATCGAAACTCAAAGAGATGCTTCTCTAAGAGCAGACGAGATTGTAGCGACTTCAGTATATGGTGTTGGAGAAATCCATGATTCATATGGTGTTGAACTACACTACGATTCATCTATCCAAGCATAATAATTGCTTACTTTGTGAGGGGGGTAAATCCCCCTTACATTAAACTATATAGGAGAATAAAATGGTAAAATTAATATTATCAAATGAAAAAATGATTACCCTATCAAGAGGTAACAAAACAATCACTAGAAGCGAATTAGATTATGAAACTAATAAAGCTATGTATGATTTTAGAGGTTTTAAACTTGCACAAGATGTTGTAAAAGAAAATATTAAAGAAGTAGATCAAACTTTTGAAAATGAAGCAAAAATTATACCTCTTAAAAAGAAAAGAAAAACAAGGAAAACAAAATGAATCAATGGATATGGCTTAAAGGAAAAAAGAAAGTTAAATGGATTTGGGTAAAAGCAAAAAACAATCCAATGTACTCAATACCTTTAGCTTTATTAATTGTTTATTTAATTTGGAAGTAAATTATGGCTAATTATACTGGTGCTGACGTAATAACTGCAAGTGATGTAACTAAATATCAACCAGACGCATTTGATTTTGGTGTAGCATCAGATTCAACAGAAGCAGTTAATTTCTTTGCACAAACTACTAACGATATATTCAGACAATTAAGAGTAGAGTGGTGGCCAGTATATAAGACTAACATATTCACAGACATCACAGTTTTAAATACTGCTGAAATGGTAAATACAAAAGTTAATTTAGATCAGTTTGAACGTGCTGGTGTTTATTTATTTTTAGGTAGATTCTTTTTACCAGCATTAACTAAATTCAGACCAGAAACAGAGAAAGATAGATTTGAAAGAATGGCAGAATATTACATGAGTCAATACAACATGGAATGGAGAATGATCTTAGAAGATGGTGTTGAGTATGATGTTGATGCAGATGGAACTATTGTATCTAATGAGAGAGAGCCTTTACATGGATTTAGAAGATTGATTAGATAATGACTATTGATTTGAAAATCAAAACAAATGCTGATTT